CCCTGAACCTCTTGTGTTTGACTAAAGTCTAATTTAAGGTAATTGTCACCAATAATATTTTCATAATATCTATCTATATTTACAATATCGTCAATTCTCAAATAGTCATTTGGAGCCACTAATGTAATATCAGTAGATGATAATGTGCCATACACATTTGTTGCAGGTAAATTTGTGTTGTTGTCATACATCCTTGGGATTTGTGAGTCACTAACAACAATGTAAGATGGCAACGTTGTACTTGTGTCCAAGTTTGTTGTTCCACCATATTGTCGTATCTTACCTCCAAGCCACACATATCCTGCAGATACATCGTGTACGTTTGTAGACACTTCTGTAAACTCAATTCCAGATATTACAAATGGGTTCTCTGAAGCAAATATTTGACTAATTGCCAATAAATTATTTTGTAAGTCGTCTAAATCCTCATTATAAAGTCTTCTTCCTCCTGAACCTAATACTAATTCTCTCATATCTATTTTTATTATACAACTACTATATTACTGTAAATTGTGTCATATTTATTTGTGTCTGTAACATATTTATCTACAACCTCCCATATTCTTCTAACAATCTTGTCGTTTCCAAATATACTCTCTGGCAATATCAATCTAAAATCTTCAGGCAGAGTTCCAAAATCCTCATAATCAAAATATGTGAATGGAGATTGTTTTGGTGATAATGGTATCTCATCCTCACCATACACAAACATATCTCCACTTGTATATGGTAGGTTTTCTGGTGGATCCTCCGTTCCAAAAAATGTTGCTTGAGCAGTTTCTATACCATGAACTATATATATGTAATCTGTCTTTGGGTATGGAAGAACTAAATTGAATGTTGCATTCAAATAGTCTTGTAAAAGCTGAGTTTGTGAGCTGATTTGAGCTTCACGCTTCTTCTGCTTTGCAAATTCAACAAACTCACGATTAATTGTATCTAATGGAAATGTTATTGATGACGCCCAAGCAAACATACGTGGATTACGCATGAATGTTGGTGTCAATCTAGTTATAGTATTAGATAAATATAGCTTATAATCTCTCATTACTCTATTTCTATGTTGATAACTGGGTCTAATTCTCCTCTAGCTATTTTAGCATATCCTGCACCCAAAAGAACCTTTCTTACAATTGGTTCTGCGGTTGGAGTTGGATTTCCCAAATAAGACTTTATTGATAATGCAACCACATATACATCAACTACATTTTCTACCAACTGAATAGCGTCTATGAATGACTGTATGTAAAACTGACCGTCAAATGGAAGATTTACTAAATAAGCATCCATTGCATTATTTACGTCTTCGTTTATCTCTTCATCTGTCCTAACCCCATCATGATATATGGTGACGGTATCTAAAAAAATCTCATCTGCTTGAATACTAACAATATTTATGTTTGTTCCAGCAAACTTAATTTTCTCAAAATACTTAATTACCCTACCCAATTCATCGCCAGTTAGTGCAGATAAGCTGTCTGGCTGACCTTTTGCTACCTTAAGATTAAGTCTACCTTTGTAATCAATTAAGTCTTCGTAATATGAGCATCTTGTAATAATCCTATTATCAAGAAGTATTGGATCGTAACCCAAATAAGTTATGTCTCCAAGAGATATTAGTTCATCTCCATCTTGATATTCCAAAGCCTTATTTGCATACCAAGGACTAGTTCCGTTAATCCTTTCAGTCAATGTTAGATTTATTTCATCTCTAAACAAATCCCACAATAACTCATGAGAATATATTGCTACTGATGTAATATATGCCCACAACTTATATATTGCTGACTGTGATGTTGAATTTAGATCATCTAACTCAGACCTTGAATTCTTAGTAGTTATAATACTACTATATATTGTATTAATATCTCTTGCCATTACTAATTACCTTTAAATATATGGGTTCCATTTCCCTCGTTAAACAAATATACATCTCCATTATATTCTAGCCTCTTAACATTTCCATTAAGACCGTCTCCACCATTAACTATGCCACCTATCATATTCATAGACATACTTATATTGTTCGCATTGAGTGATTCTGTGAATACTCCATTTGAGTTTAATGTGTACGTCTTGTCTTGTGTTAAAGAATCAATGTTGCACGTAATAACAATCTCAATATCTGTGTCCGCAGACATTGTGTTTGGAGAAACAACTAATTCATCTCCATTACTGTCATACAACACAACTGTTCCAGAACTATGTATTTCCACCCTTTCTTGCTGAGTGATTGAATTTCCTATTGGAAGCCACTTATCCTGCTCTAAGAAAAAGTCGTTATAATTAAAGTATATGGATAAGCTGTCCCCATCCTTATTTAAGTCAAATTGATTATTGAATCTTATTCTATCGTAATTAAACTTACCCTCTGTTGTAAGTGGGTCTTGCTCATTAATCATTGATATTTGATTATCTAACGCCCACATCACATCATTTACATATGTAATTGGTTCTGAGTTGGTAGTAATTATATCTCCAAAATTATACATTTTAATGAGTGCTTCTGTATATTCCTCATTATCTGTATTTGTAATTGTCTTACTTTTAAAGAAATTTACTATGTTATTATTTAATATTGTGGATTGATTTGAATTTACCTCAATTTCCATACCAACAGTTAGATATGTACCTAAACTTATTGTTGGATTATCTTTCAATATCATTGATACACCACTAATATCACCATATTTCTCAGTAGCAATATCATATATAGACTGCCCTTTTCTTACTGCGTATGTAGCCATATTATTTTATATTGTAGTCTTCAGACTCTATAGTTAGGTTGTCGTCCGTCTTCTGTATACCAATAACTCTTAGTGAGTCTAAAGCAAACTTCTCAACAACAGCATTAACTAAAGATTCGTTTGATGATGGTGACTGAATGTAGTTTTGCAATCCAACACCCTGTAATGGGTTTTGTAATAAAGACCCCTCATTTATATTAAGTAATATATATTCATTTTGAGTCTTATTGTCTTCAACAACAAAATCTCCAAGAATCGCTTTTCTAACATACATTGATTCGTATTCAGTTTGAGTCCCACCAGAATCAACATAGTTTTTTTCATATGAAAATATGATAGATTGGTTTGATAGAACACTTGATGTATATATGTTCCAATTGTACACGTTGAAAGGTTGTAGAGTACCACTATAGTCTCTTGAAGTAGCTATAAATGACCCAATTGAATTAAGTAGTCCTTTTGAATCAATATAACTATAACTTATGTGTACGGCACTCCCATTATATATACTGTCTATTTCCAACAACTTATTGCTTGCTGGGTTGACTGTTCTCCAATCATCAAAATCATTAGCTCCATCAGCATATTTCTTACCTATCAATATAGATACCACAACATTTCCAGTTGCACCATCATACTTCCAGCTATTCTCTGAAATAACGTTATTTAATGATTTACTTATAATTAAGTCGTTTGTGTCAAAATCTAAATTTACATCTCCTCTTGGCATATATGAATATAGGTATTTTACTTAAAGTTTATTTATATGTGTGCAATTATTTTAAATCAACACCAAGATTCTTCATGGTTGAAAGCTGTGCCTTTACTACATTTAGTTGTGCTTGTGATGGGGGGTCTATAACTCCAGTTCCAGTTTGTGCGGCAGCAGTACCAGTTGTAGCCACAATAGTACCTATTCCATTTATAGCATCTATTAAATCCTGCAATAGTCCCTCAAGCGTATCACCCATTACAGCAGGTTCTGTAGTTAATGAAGCATTTCCATTAATAGTTATTTTTGTTGGATTTAATTCAATAGATGTTGAGCCTGATTGGGCTATTGACCTTATTGAAACATCATTTCCCGTATGCTCTATTCTAGTTGAACTTCCATTAGAATTGTCTTGAACTACATCAGATATATTTTCATGTGTCTGAGTGTGATTAGATGCACCTAGATTACCATTAATACTATCTACTATACTATTTACTTCAAAAATTCTGCTGGTTCCACCATTACTATTTCCAATAGAGTCAGTTATTTTATTATATTCTTGACTTCTACTAGATCCACCACTATTGTCGTTTGATGTGACACTAACACTATCTAGTAATGATGTTTGATTAGCCACAGAACTTTCTCCATTTGGTTCTGTATCATATGGTTTTGTTGGGTCAGCAGTATCTACTCCAATAACAGATGTTTTTACACTTGTGTCATAAGTTTCATATACACTATCTATATGACTAAACATTATTGGAATATATGTTTCCATATTTACTCCTGTGTCAAGCATTAGATATATGTCAGAGTTAACTTTTGGAAAAGTATATTTACCTGATATTCCAGACGTACCATCGTCATTTATGTGTGCATTTAACGGTACATCTATAATGTCAATCTGACCCCTTTCATCATAACAGTCCATTGTTCCAAATGTATCTGTATCCAGTATATCGCTATATACAGTGACTACTCTAGCCAATATTATTTGGTCTTCAATAATATCTTTATGATTATATTTAATTATCCTTGTTAGTGAGTCTGCTATGGACTTCTTCGCTTCTCTACTCATTACGCTATACCTGTGGTTTCTTGAACGAACTGTGATACTCCTTCAAATGAATCTTCAATTGATTCTGAATAAATCAATGACTTAAAGTTTAAATGGTCTTTTATCTTAATTCCTAACGTACAAGTCTGTCTATATCCTTGAAAACCCCAAGAGGTTGATATGCTTGTAATTAAGAATTCACCTGCCATCTCAGGATTTCTTGGGTCATACACTTGTATTGATTGAGCAGAGCGAAGAGAATAGTCTCCAAATATAGTTACATCTCCACCTAATCCATTATCAAAATATTTAAAGAACATATCTTTCCCATGGTCAAACATTTTATCAACTAATGCGGTGAAGTCGGCACCCTCACTAGCGTAAGCCTTTTTTGATGAAATTGTATCCATAGTTGCTGTGTGCTGTGAATATCCCGTTACATCAACTATAACTCCATACTTCTTGTTTAGCCAAGCATCAAGCTTTTTTATTGCAGCATCATTGCCCTTGTTTAACGAATCTGAGATTTGAACTGGTACAAATACATCTTCAATCTCATTTGGATCTAAAGCAACGTTTAACTGAATAATTCTGCTGTTTCCAATGAATATTTGAGTAGTGACCATTTTAGTCTTCTTATCCATCGTATTCACCTTCAGCTTATTCCCTCCCTTTGGCACGTTCCACTCCATATTTACAATGGGTGGCACATAACCTTCTGTGTTTGCAGTTGATAAGAATGGAGATAGTGAACTATCAAAATAAGTTCTTCCAATAACTAACTTTCCAAGATTAATGTAGACTGATAAACCTCTCTTCTTAATATCATCCATTACTCTAGCAACAGTTGAGTTCCTAAAGGTAACTTTCTTTCCAAACGTAACTTCTTTAGTTAATACGGAGTCGTCTAACTCAACTCCTGTTCCATCTAATATATCATGTATAAAGTCTTCTAATCTAACCTCATCCCTACCGTCTGTAGGCAAATATACTTTATTGATTGTTTTCTTCTTCAATCTCCACATTGCGTCCTGAAGAGATATTTTAATTGGTGCTGTTGGAGTAGCGGTATCTATATATCCATGAAACATGAGACTGTTATTACCATCATAACCAATAAACACCCTTACGACATTTCCTTTACCAAATACCTTATCTATCTCAGTAGATGTTGGGTCAAATAAAGCGTAGTTGTTCGTATCCCTACCATCATTAATTATCCACTTATCAAATCTAGGTACAATTATATCGCAAGTATCAGTTAGGGTTTTAAATGAAGACTTTATCTTTATGTCATTTACAGCAGTCCATCTTTCTAGTAATGGTGGTGAACTTGCTACACTACCAATAGAATATGATGCAGATGTGCCTGTACTATCAACAAGAACTCTATATGGCAAATCATTTACAAATGTGGTGTCTGGTGGATATACTTCTATAAATCCTGTTAATTGATTAAATCCAAGTGTTGCTTTAGACATATTAAAATGGGTTTTTAGATAAGAACTCGTCTATTTGTGTATTTACAGTGCTTTGTAAATTAGATATTTCATCAACCACATTTTGAAAGGCGTTCTTGCTTTGATTATCGTTTATCAGTTCTTTTCCAATCTCAACATATGCAGATTCATGAGATACACAACTTATTGAAAATTTCTGAGATGCATAACTACCTCTTTCTTGAGGGAATGAAAATGACTCAATTACCATTTTAGTTATTCCAAACCTAAATAGATATGGAGATATAATGTCTAATGGAATAGGAGCTTCACAGGCACGTATCAATGCCTCTACATCTGATGTAGGATATATGTTAGCTTCATTTGTAGTAAATGCACCAGTAATCTTAATGTCGTAGTCATTTGAAGATATATATTCCTTTCTAGAAGAGTCGTGATTAACAACTTTTGTTTTTACAATATTTTTTTTCTTACTTACAGTGATGATTGCTGAGTCCATAAATACGGCTGGAAACCCTCTAGTCTCCAATGTCAAGTCATCATTTAAAACTTCCCAAGTGTTTGGAATATCTCCAACATCTGAAGGGTCAGCTTTCTTAAGTAGAGTTCTAGTTCCACCGTTTGTATAACCAACTCTATTTGATGATAGAGTGGATAGTTGGGCGTGTGTCTGAGTAGATGTGGCTTCTTGACCACCAATTAATAAATATGAGTATATTGGTACACCATATTGAGACCTGTAGTAGAATGGGTCTGCAGGTTTACCAAATATAGATTCATTGAACATCTGAAGGGCTTCAGCAATGTTTCTAGGGGGTGCTGTGTTTCCAAGCAACACATCCTTACCTGTTCTCAATACAGCCGCACTATGAGACTTATTTAATATATTTGATGACGTCTCCAAAACATTTAGTTTCTTTAAATTAAATGCTTGGGCGTTATTTGTGACAAAACTACTCATATACTGCTATTATTTCCTGTATGTGAATATAGGTATTTTTAGACAAAAAAAGCTCACAAGACTAATCTAGTGAGCTAATTTTACATTTAAAGGAATATATTAATTTAGTGAGTTTGTGTCATCATATCCCTGTGAAACAATTATTAGTGACTGATAAGCAGCACTATAACCACTCTCATTTGAATCAACATCATTAATCATGGTTGTTAATGCCGTAATAAGAGATAGTGACAATGACTTATTGTCAACTCCTGTGGCAGAAACTTCTGTGATTGATTCACCTGATAATGCGTTTGCATATCCAAATGATTGTATTGCAGCCTCCATTAATGGAACTACATTTCTATACCCAGACTCATTACTTTCAGAGCCATTAATTTCAGTTGTTAGGTCAGTTAAGATTGCTAACGCATCAGTTTTATTTGACATATTTATTTATTGTTTGTTGTTTAGTTTGACATTCCCAATTCATAATCCTGGACTATATGTACCAGAGCGTCAGATAGTTGCCTCTCAATATCATCAGTTCCCAACTCTCCATTAGAAGACCCTATGTATTGATGTTCTACATGTAGAAGACCGTCATGTATATTTACCACTATAGATCTGGACATTTCGTTGGCTACTGAAGATAGTGGGGAAGAGTTTGCTAAAGTATCTTGTCCATCACCCTGTTTTGTTCCACCAGTTATACCACCAAGATTAGCTTTTGTCTTAGTTTCTATTTTTGCTAGTGCTGTCAGTAGCTTCTCAGCATCACTACCTTTTGGGGCTACCAGACCCATTGTAAGCTTCTTTATTTTTTCAAGCAATATCTCAGATGACGTTTTGTCATTTTTGTATGGCGACTCTACCTTGCCCGATGAACTCTGCTGTCTTCTTGTTCCAATATCTCTATAAAATGCATCACCATCCTTATTGTCTGCATTAGCAAATAATCTAGCAGCCTCGTCTCTCTGTGCTTTCCATGATTCAGACCCAATCTCACTCAAGTCAGTATTGGCATGCAAATTCCATACTTTCTTTATCTGCCTACCCATTTGATCAAGTCTATCAGACCTCTCTCTACTGCCAGTTCCACGCTTCTCAACTTGGTCTAATAAAACTATTAAGGCTGTTGCAGTTGCCAACCAAGCTACGAATGGATTTGCTAGAGCAGCTATTCCTCCAGCAATCGCCATACCACTCAATGCTAACGTTATGAGTCCAATTGCCGTTACTATTACTGAAGAGTTGTCCATAATAAAATTAAATAAGAATTTAATTACCTCATACGCAACCCTCATGCTTGAAGCTAAAAAATTAGCTGTATTCTCTACCGCTTCCAGAAATTTCTTATTTGAGCCCAATTTAGAAAACAATTTTGTTAGACCATCTACAACAAAGTTTAATGCAGGTCTAACCTTATCCATCATTGAAATACCTAAGTCTTCCCAATTTGACTTCATGACAAGAATCTTTCCTTGAGTAGTAGCCATCTTTCTCTTAGCTAACCTATCTGTTAACCCACCACCATTCTCATTTATTTCTTTTAATACATCACTATATTTCTTAGCTCCTGAAGCTAATGCTGAGAATGCTGCTGCTCCACGTATACCGAATATCTCCTTGTATTCAGTTAATCCAGCACCAGATTTATTGAACATAGCAAGCAACTCTTCAATTGGCTTCAGTTGTCTATGTCCATTTTCCCCCAATTCATATAATTGAAGCTTCATGTTTTTAATCATCTCACCCCCCTTCTTGGTTGGTGCAGCTAATCTCAAGAACATTTGTCTTAAGTTTGTACCTGCTCTAGACCCCTTAATACCATTATCTCCAAGAATACCGATTGCAACTGCTGTCTCAGTAACACTTCTTCCTGTTTGTGCTGCAATATTTCCAACATAAGCCATTGACTGACCTATCTCTTCAATCCCAACGTTGGATTTAGTCATTACACCAGTTATTACATCTGCAACAGCACCTGACTGACCCTCACCACTTGGGTCTATACCCATAGACATCATTATGTTTGTCATGATATCTGCAGACCTATCTACACTCATATTGCCAACCATACCTAGATTGGAAACTGATGATAGTGAGCCAGATATTCCACCCTTTTGCATTCCAGACATAGCCATGAACTTAGCTGCTCCTGCCATTTGATTAATTGTAAATGCAGAGTCTTTACCAACTTCCCTAATTTTCTTTCCTAATCCATCATATCCTTGCTCGGTATTCTCCAAAATACCCTTTATATCAGTCATCTTGGATTCAAATTCCATACCAGACCCCATAGCACCCGTCACCATGCCAATGAAATTATATGCTCCAAGTCCACCAAGCATACCCATGGCACCATTCATCATTCTGCCACCCATTCTACCTCCACCTCCTCCTCTTCTACCTCCTGAACTACCTGCCTTTTGTGAGTTGGCATTAATACTCTTCATCCTTTTCTCTAATGCTCTAGCTTGAACATTTGCTTCCTTAAGACCACTAGCAAACCCAGTCATCTTCATGGAGTTCATAGTCCTCATGTTAGCCGCAATCTTATCCATGCTTTTATCAAGCTTGGCTAAAGCGGTAGTTGAGCTATTCACAGCCTTATTTACCGCTTTACTAAAATTACCTAATGCTTTCACAGCATTATTGGCACTAACTACTATTTCAAACTTAACCTGATCGCTCATATTACATTGTTCTACGCTTTACATTATTGTCATATGAAGGCTTGGGTGTACTTTTTGCTTTTGACGTATCTTCTTCATTTGGATGCATTACATTTCTGACAATCCAACTAGCTTCGTTTGCTATATCAGCGAACTCTTGCTCATCCTCTATGGCATCTACGTCTATATGAGGAAAGCAGTACCGAATCATTGCTCGATACTGCCTCATAGTGTCATTTTTGCCTACTGCTGAATCGTCTAAAACTTTTTTATTCTAGACGCTTGAACATTAATGATTGCTTCCAATTGTGTCATTGCACTTAAGAAAAACTCATCGTCTTCAAGAATTCTTTTGTCTCCTTCCAAAAAGATATTTGTTAATAAAACCTTAAGTCCACCAATATTATCGTTCTGTGCAATCTTTGAGAATGCTGAAAACTCCTTTAGTGTTGGTTTTCTAATCCAAGCTTTTGCCCAAGCATCCTCATCTTCAGAATCCTCATCTTCAACCTCAATAAGAAATGTTTTCTTAATCTTATATTTTTTCTTAATCTTTTCAGCTTCCGCTTCCAACAACTCTTGTTCCTCAATAAACTTTGCGTCCTCAGCAGAAATTTCAACCTCAACACCTTCAATTTTACTTTCTAAATCACTCATAATTCCTAATTTATTTATATAATTTCCTATCTGAATATAGGTATTTTTTGACATAAAAAAAGGATGAACTCAATGAGAA